TGTTGATTAATAATCTTTAGGTATTTTTCGATGATTCTTGATTTAACACCAGAATCTTTCAATATGAGCTGAACATAATCGTAATGATGAATCTCTTCTTTTAGCTCTGCGATATCAGTTTTAATATTGTCTAGAGTTTGGTTATATTCTTCTAGTTTTTGATGTTCATCGTTTTTATTATTGATCGCATCGGTTAGACGTTTGATCTGAACGTGTAGTTCTTTAATTCTATTTTGAGCTTGTGAGATCTGATAGTTATTATAAGAAATCTTTTGATTTAAGGTATTTGTTTCTTCAGAAGTCTTTTTGAATTGTTCTTGTCTTTGAGTTTCTTCATCAATCGTAAGAATTAAAGAATCATAAGTTTTCTTCAAAGAACTCATCTGTTTCTTAATATCTTTCTGTTTTGATTTCTTAAACTCATCATCAATATGCTGTGAACATGTTGGACATACATCGTTATTAACAAAGAAGTTTGTGGTTTCTTTGAGATTCTTGGCTTCCACTGTAAGCTTTGTCTTATTAGCTAGAAGTGTTTTTAGGTTATCAGATACACCCACAAGATCATCAAGAGTTTCATTGAGTTTTTGAATATCTAAATTGATCTCATCATTCTTGGATTGTAATGATTCAATAGAAGAAAAAAGTTCTGTGATGGTATCGGTTTTTTCTTGTATGTCGTCTCTACTTCGTTTTTCAATCTCATCAATAAAATTCCGTTGCATTGAAACTTTGTCTTCATAAGAATCTTTCTTGATTGATAGAATCTTAACATTATCCTTAAACTCTTTGATCTTCTCTTTGACCAAAATATTCATAGAAGAGAAAAGCTTAATATCCAAAAGATCTTCAATAACATCTCTTCTATCAGCCGGAACGAGCTGCATAAAAGGAATAAAGGCACTAGAACCAAGAATGACAATCTGAATAAAAGTCTTATAGGACATCTTAAGAACATTTTGCTCTAACCACTTCTGTTGTTCAATAACAGAAGAATGTTGATCTAAAATTTCACCATTTTTATAAATTTCAAAGATATTCGGTGACAGTCCGCGTCTTACCATCCATTCAGTATCGCCAATAGAGAATTCTATTTCAGCAACACAGTCTTTTTGGTTGATGTTATTGACAAGTTGTGGAAGATTGATGTTTCGGTAAGCTTTTTTATAGAGAGAAAAAGTAATAAAATCGATCATCAAACTTTTGCCCTGTCCATTTCCACCACGGATACAAGTCAAATGCTCATTATTCAGGTCATAATCTAAAAATTGATTACCAACCGATAAGAAATTCTTTGCTCTAACTTTCTTAAAAATTATCATAGGTCAAATAATACATCTAATGTTGGTTTATTTTTAACTACGTCTATGCGATCTTTTGCTATATTATAATAATTTTCATCCAACTCTATACCAATAAAATTAAAATTTTCTTGAAGTGCCGCGATTCCTGTAGAACCGCTGCCCATAAATGGATCAAGAACTGTGCCACCAGGAGGTGTGACTAGACGACAAAGATAGCGCATGAGCGCAATAGGTTTAACTGTTGGATGGTTATTTCCGTTACCACGTTCTTTCTTGCTTGTTTTAGCACAATAAAAGAAACGGGCAGCCGAACCTGAGTCATTGAAACCCTGTGCTCCAGGATGTTTTAATTCTCCAAGAAATTCACCACTACGATTATTTTTATGTTTGGGGGAAACCCATGTTGTTTTCCTATCTGGAAATAACCCCACCACCTCGTCACTGCCATCCGTGATCAGGTTGGCGGGCCAGCGGCCGGAGGGTTTCAGTTCCAGGGTTTCTTCTCTTCTACCACCCTGCCGAAGTTTTTCACTTGGATTGTCAATGTTGGATTGACTTGGAGCCATGATCCGACAATCCTCATTATGTGCCACTCTGCACCCATCCACATTCAGCGCCCCGGTGCCGTGCTCCAGCACATTAGAAGCAACAGTTCCTTCTAATGGTTTACGAGCCATAGTAATTGGTTCAAGTGCTGGTTTTAGAGCTGTGCCCCAGCCGGACCACTGCTGGGCTTCGGGGGTGGCGGGGGCGGTGATGTCAACGGCCCCACGCGCGAAGCCGCTGGCACCCTCCGCAAACTGCCTTCCTTCGGGGCGATGCTGTTGCCCCACCACCTCCCGCTCCGCGCCCGCAGCTTTATCAATCGCCTTGCTCACATCCAGCGACTTCGGGAACCCCGACCCGTAGACCCAGGCAATCATATCCCGGATCTCAAAGCCAGCATCTTCAATTCTACATGCCATTCTATGCTGTGTCCGTGTGCCAGCAAATGCCAAAAGATGTCCACCCGGTTTCAACACTCGTAGACATTCTGCCCATAACTCCACACAAGGAACATCATAATCCCATTTTTTTCCCATAAAACTCAATCCATATGGAGGATCGCAAACAATGGAATCAATACTATTATCATCAAATTCTTTAAGTATTAATAAAGAATCACCATTTAGTAAATTAATTTTCATAATTCAATCGTACATTTTCGGTGGAACAACTAGATCATAAGGACCAATAATAGTATAATTATATCCGATAGCTTCGGTAGTTTCTATTAGGACCTTATCATCATATTCAAGAATCTCCATTTCAGGAAGATCTTGTTCTTCTAATAAAATTCTATAACGTTCTGCATCATCAAACATCTCAAAGAACAATAGAATCTTTTCATTCTCTTCGTTAATTATTGAAAAAGCACCATTCTTTTTCTTATCTTTTAATGTGATTAAAAACATCAGACTAATTGATGAACTTCTTGATAAAGATTATTGATGATACTCTTAATCCGACTCTTATCGTAATTATTTTCAAACTCATCAATATAGCGATGAAGAACTGAAAGAGTATCCTCTGAATCTGTGGTCTCAAACTCTTCAACATCAACTGCCTGAATAGCCTGAATGATTTTAAGCTCTGCAGGTTGTAATTTATTCAACTCGGCAATAAACTCTTCAAAGTGCTTAAAGTCATCAATTTTTTTAACAATCACCTTGATGATCTTATTGCTCAGCTCGTCGGTCAATGTGAAGTCACAACCGCCATCGTAATAGAGTTGGTAATGCATCCGAAACGGATTATCAACGTAGTCGTGGTCTAGGGTTTCAGCGTCAAAAATGACAAAACCACGTCTGTCATCCACATCGTTAAAATACAGCTCGTAAGGATTACCGATGTAATAGATCTTGCCGTTATCGGAGCGTGTATGATAGTGACCAGAGAAAACCTTTTGAAACTTCTTGAAGACATCGGATTCTCTTCCATCTTCCATAACATGACCAACATAAGGACTGAAACCATTCAATTCCAGATGACCCATTGCGATCTTTGCTGAGGTGTTACGAATCTTATTCAGAGTTTCTTCTTCGTTTTCTTTATTGATCCAAGGAATAAAAAGAATATCTAGATCTTGAATTTTCGTATCGGTTGGATTCTTATAGATTGTGATATTGCTATACTCTCTAAGAATAAGATCAACCGAACTAATCTTATTGGTATTTTTAAGTTTGGAAGTGTGATTACCTACAACAACGTGATGATCAATTCCTAAGGTATATAACCGATCGTAATAATTTCTTTTTGCCCAATCAATCGCAGCGGGATCAAGAAAGTTGCGATTATCAAAAGTGTCACCGAGATCAATAACGGTTTTGATATTATGTTTCTCTAGATAAGGAAAGAAAATATTATTATAAAATTCTAGAAAATAATCGTGAAATTGTTTAGAGGTTTTCCTTGCCTGAAAATGTTGATCTGTAATAATGGCTATTTTACTCATCCTTGTCTCAGTCGTAAAAATACGTTGTCTTTAATTGAATTATAATCACTGTAATTATCAATACCTTCTCCTTCGTCAACCATTACATTATTGAAATCAAGTTGTTCAAGCATTCTACTCGTTTTCTCCATTTCTTTCTTCTCTAGTTTAATTCTACGAATGAAAGCGAAGTAGGCATATTGAGTAATATAATTGAAGGCATTAATTTTCTTACCTGTTTTTGGACTCACATAATCGGGATTATAATTATGACAATACTTACAGCAGTTTTCTATTGCATCTGAAATCATATCATTCAGAAAAGGATAATTAACAAACTGAGGAAGATAAGAATATCTTGTTACGATATTAAGAAAACATTTACCTAAAAATTCTGGTACTCTTGGTCTTGGTTCTCCTTTTTCTTTCGCTTCTCTACAAAGTTTGATGTAAGCTACTAATGCATCGGATAGTTCTTGATTTGAAACATAATGAACCGATCTCTTTTTCTTTTTCATTACACTGGTTGTTATCATTCAATATTTTCCTCACGGTCGCCTATTTAGAAGACCACTATAACACATAATGTCTGATTTGTCAAGAGGGGTTATAAGGTGGTAGAGTGTGCCAGTGAACAAAGTGGCATATTAAAGCTTGACAAATGGAAAAAGTGTGAGTAGACTCACAGGAGTTACGTCACCAGTAACTATTAAAATTTAATAGATTAAATTTAACTAAAGTTAGTACCAGCGACTGAAAGGAGCTGATTCCCGAAGGGAATTAATTGATTCTGTAGATCTTCTCTAGTATCATTCTAGCTCGTTTAACGTTATTGATGAATCCTTCAGATCTATTGAGTACATAGGTTCCACTAGAGTCACTTTTGTTCAAATAACGTTTGTAAAGCTTTATTAGCTCATCGTCAAATGATTCTACTACCGTAATTATTTTTGACTTTTCTAAGATGAAAATCGTTTCTTGTGTTAGCTTCATCCATGGTTCTATTCTGTAAATGTAAACGTTATTCAACTCTTCTCTAGTGATACTAATGGGATCTAAAAGAATCAAATACTGTTCACCCTGTTCCTCCATTGGGGATACTATACCAAAAATTTCTTCACCACTTACTAACTTAACAACCGCATAAAATTCCTCTTGCATTATATTTCTTAACACTTCTAATATTATTTAATCATTCCCTTCGGGAATTGACTCACTATCGTTCGTCAAATACAATAATGCTTTATTACTATAGACTTGACGACAATAACTTTATCACTCACGATGGTTATTGTCAATTAGGTATTTTTCATGATCTAGATTTCTTTCTTCAAAATGTAAAAGTAGAATATCTAGAAACTTATTGGTTACCAGATGTTTTTAGTAAGCGTTATAGACGATTAAACTATCAAATACATTTAAATCATCAATCAACATTAACAAGAGAAGAAAAGTTTTGAATATCAAGAACTCGTTAAATAAGTTATTAAAATCTGTCAGAACATCTAACATGTTGTTTCAGAATCCCTCTAATGAACTAGAAAAGTTTAATTGTTTCATTAAAGGAACAAGAATCTATCCTTCTTTTGTGGAGACTAAAGGATTAAAACGTTATCAAAGAAAGTGGTTTCGTTCTTGTTTCAAAAGTCCTATTACATTAATTGCTACATTTAGACGATCTGGAAAAACCTTCTTCACTATTAATCTAGCCAATTATCTAGGTTTACTATGTAACAAGAAAGTTGGTGTATTTTTCTCAAACTATTCCAGATTAAATGACATTAAACCTTTCATTAAATCTAAAAATGTTAACGTTTTTAATTGTTCATCAATCAATAGTTATCGTTATAATAGGTTTGATGTTGTTATTGTAGATGAAGATGATACGATTTCACAGAAACTTCTAGAGACTATATTACCAACAACAGAATATCTTGTTATCATTAGTACCTCGCAAGGTGGTTATTTTAGCCAAATGATTTCAAGATATCGTCAATCTTGGTGGAAGAAAATCATCAATAAAATTAAAAGAACTACTTCTCACGTTAATGTTGTTATTACTTCTTTTTGTTAATTACTAAAATGATCTACCGTATTGTTGAAAAAACTGATTTAAACGGAAACATTAAATTTTATCCACAACAGCGAAAGTTACTTCTTTTTTGGATGCCTTTTATCAAAGCAGAAGTTTTTCCTGTTGAAATATGTTTTGATTCCTTTGATTCTGCTAATAAGTTTATTGTAAAAAGAAAAGAACAACCAAAGAGAAAAATTTATTATGTCTAATGTGAATTTTATTGACTTTATTTTGGATCCAAATACTATATGGAATCAAAATACTCAGGCGAAACTATTAGAACTTTTAGTCACCAATGGGGATCCTAATGTTCGTTATTTGGTAGCACATAATCCAAACACACCACCAAAAGCCCTAGAACAACTAGCGACCGATGAGGATTCTAGTGTTCGTTATTGTGTAGCAATACATCCAAACACACCACCAAAAGCCCTAGAACTACTAGCGACCGATAATGCGCCTTCTGTTCGTTATAATGTAGCAGAAAATCCAAACACTCCACCAAAAGTCCTAGTACAATTTACGACCGATGCGCATTGGAATGTTCGTTGTGGAGTAGCAGAAAATCCAAACACACCACCAAAAGCACTAGAATTACTAGCTACCAATGGGAGTTCTAATGTTCGTTGGATAGTAGCACAAAATCCAAATACACCAATAAAAACGCTAGAAGTTCTAGCATCCGATAAGGATTATTATGTTCGTTATTGGGTATCAACTAACCCAAACACTCCACACTACATCAAAAAGTATATTAAAATTCAAGACCACCTAAAAACATTATGAACAAACTTGAACAAGCTAGAGATCCTAACACTCCACCAGAGATCCTAGAACAACTAGCTACCGATGAAGATTCTTGTGTTCGTTCTAGGGTAGCAAGACATCCTAACACTCTACCAACAACATTAGAACTTTTAGCTACTGATAATGATTATTGGGTTCTTTGGGATGTAACAGAACATCCAAACACACCACCAAAAGTTCTAGAACAACTAGCGACCGATTATCGATATTGGGTTCGTTGGAACGTAGCAGAAAATCCAAACACTCCACCAAAAGTTCTAGAACAACTGGCAACTGATGAGAGTTATAGAGTTCGTTATTACGTGGCAGGAAATCCAAACACACCCCGCTACATCAAAAAGTATCTTAAAATTCAAGAGCAGCTTAGGTCACTTCCATAACTGTCACAATAACCACGGATAACACCATAGAAATCTGCTATAGTTTGTGATAATTACAAATTTCTCATGTCCAACTATGTTTTTATTGGAGACGTACATTCACAATACTCTAATTTTTCTGCTGCTATTCGGTGGGTCCAGGAGAATGTAGAGGATTATCACATCATTCAAGGTGGTGATCTTTTTGATTCACGTACACAAGAATCCGATTCATTGGGTGTCTATAATCTAGTTCGCTCTCTTGGAGATAAAATCACGGTTCTTCATTCCAATCATCATCTTAAACTTTATAAGTATCTTACTCAAGATAATAACAATATGCAAAATCTTGAGTCACTTATGAGAACGGTGAATGATTTTGGATTTGATACTAACGAAGAACTTAGAGATGAAGTGACAAAATGGCTGTCATCTCTTTCGTATGGAGTCGCAATTAAGGATAATGATGGTCTTGAGTATAGAGCATGTCATGCTTATTGGTTCTCACGTCTTTATGTGTCACATGATTATAAAGGAATTTATAAGATCTTTGATGTATCTTCTAAGGCAAAGGGTCAGATGCTTTATGGTATCTCTCGTCGTGGAGTAGATGGTAATTCTGAACAAATTTTATGGTGGAATTCAACTGAACATAGGCAACACGAAACTTTCGTAAGAGTTGCTTTTCATTATCATACTGTTTCAATTGATCTTCAAAATCGTTATCTGATTCTGGATGGATCTTGTGGTGATGATAATGGAACTTTAATTGCTTATGATGTGAACAATAAGCAATGTGTAGGTTTTCAAAGTGGCACAAGACTTTTCTAAACACTTTCTAAACATGTTATGGTACTTGAAAATTGGAGAACTCAATGGCTCTTGACAAATTTTTGACTCAACTTCTTCTTGATTTGGAAGATCTTGAGAATGACATTAAATATGATCTTCCAGGTGAAAGTGTTCCTGCATCTAAGCTCAGAGACATTATTGAAAACGTGGAAGATTATCAAGAAAATGAGGTATAAAGTTATCTTTTTTAAACCCAAAAAGAAGAGAGGCTTCTTTTCTAGACAAGAAGCCACATTCTTTGATATTGAATCTGCATTCTTCTATCAAACAAAGATGGAACAACTAGGTTCAAAAGATTTCAAAATCATTCCAATTTGATGAGGCTTTAACAATGACTCAAACTCTAATCCGAACCGAAATGCCCCGAATTGTTGATGTTGAGCCTTATTTTGATAATAATTTTTGGTGGGCTCACATTAGATACAGTGATGGTGGTGAGGATGTTCATGGACCTTTTGATTCTAAAGAAAAAGCTGAAGGAGTTATCTTTTGATGACTTTGAAAGTTCATTATATCAGATCTCCGACGAGCAAGGATTTCTTTCTCCCGATCAGATGTTGATCATGGGAGTTAAAGTTCATGTTCATTTATTCGTTTCTGATTTTTTAGATCTATTCATTTACTCAAGACTCAAACTATGAAACTCAAACCGCTTTATCCCGAACCGAAAACCGAAGAGTCATCCTCAGAAGAACGAATTATGGATTTGCTTTTAGAAGACGATGACGAACAGGAATATCCTGAATATGATGACGTTCCACCCGCAATCTGAATCATGTCTGACATTCTTGAAATCATTCGTGTTGAAATTGATTATCAACCAAAGACCTCTACTCTATGGATGAGAGTTCAGGCGCTTGTTGATAACATGGTTCTGGTTCATCATCAGACTCTATATGATCCAGAAGAATATGAACCCGCTGTATGTGTAACGGAACTGACTCTTGATGATTATGAACCAGATCTAGTTCTTAACAACGAGAATGTTGCTGAGATTTTGGAGGAATCTGGATGTACCTGGACCCTTTACGAAGGTGACACTTGAAGAACTGCCACATAACCA